GACTTTTAAGGTAGTGTGTACTCTTCCAGATGAGAAGTGTGCTCTTGTACCTTGGTGCACAGGGCCAAAGGCTGCTCTTGTAGCTCCTGTAAGGGAGGTACTCTATCTAATTGGCGGCTCTGTGAATAAGGCATCAGCTGCGAAAGATTTGGCGACCCTTTGGAAGCCATCTTATCCAGCACTGAATATTTATACAACACGAACTGATTTTGACTTTGGCGAGGAGAAGGTAAATGTAAAGATTGTGCGTAAGGAACTAGAAGCTGGTGAAGTAACAACCCTACAGAGCAAGTATTTTGGGCACTGCTGTGTATCAGAGGCTGAGGGATTTGGGTATACTGCTGCGGAGGCTGAGATGGTTGGCGCGCTTACTCTTCTAAATCATAATGATGCGTATAATGCATCTTACACTGGCGATAAATATGCCTATTTTCTGCCAACGAGTCAGGTCGCAGATGATAAGACACGTTCTAGTCGCTATCAGATTGATATTAGCGGTTCATCTACTGTACTTGATACCTATATTGAGAAAGTTATGAATGAAGATATAGAGAACTGTGTAAAGAGCCGAGTTACGAATGCTGAAAGGCGCAGTAAGAATTTCAGAGAAGTAATGAAGAATGTTTTTATGAGGGCCTTTGACGCAAGTCGTTCAGTTGAGAAGGTTCGTCATATGCCTCCTATACTAACAAGGGATGAGTGCCCGCCTATTAGTGTTGTTACACTAATTTATAATCGCCGCAAGTTCTGGGATCTCACTCTTCATAATATGATGATTACTGATTATCCTCGCGACAAACTTGAATGGGTAATTGTAGATGATAGTGATGATATGGAACAGAGTATTAGTGATAAGATTGTGAAGATTCAGGGAGTACTCCCTGGTCTAAATGTTGTATATGTCCCTTATCATGAGAAGATTACAATTGGCGGTAAGCGCAATCTAGGTGTTAAGAGATCAACACACGATATTATTCTCATGATGGATGACGATGACCATTATCCTGAAACATCATTTCGTAGACGTGTAGCATATCTAGCGAAGAACCCTGACAGGGGATGTGCAGTATGTACAACAATTGCTCTCTATGACCTGCGCACAGGTATTAGTGCAGTAAATGTACCTCCTTATGATCTTCCTCTAGGTAAGCGAATTAGTGAAGCAACTCTTACATTTCGTCGCAGTTTCTATCTAGATCGTAAGTTTGAGAAGATTAGTATAGCAGAAGGTGATCCATTTATTCAGGGTCGCGAAAAGCAGGTTATTGAAATGATGCCTCAGCATATTATTGTGAGTTTTTGCCATGGAAGTAATTCAAGCAGCCGTCGCATCCCACCTTCGGATGTGAAGCCTGCATGTTTCTGGGGTTTTCCCCGTGAATTTCTAGAATTTATTCATAAGTTGGCAGGTGTTGAAGTAGAATTATACGATGCGTCGGCTTCGTCTTCTTCTATTAGAGCGCGATAATTTCTTTTGTTTTCTTCTACGTGTACCACCTTGAGTAATTTTACCATTAGAGATAGGTGAAATCTGTGGCTCAAGTTGTTTAGCAACAGCGGCTGATATACCACTCGTATCAATTCCAACACATGCTGCTGCTTTATCATCATCCTGTGTGGGAACATTCATAAGTTCAAGTGCTAAGCGAATTGGAACAAGTTTCATAAGGGGATCTAATACTTGCTGAAATTCAGGAGAACAGTAAATCTCTGGACGCTGTGCTAAAACCTGAATATTCTGAATATCATCTAGGCTCGGTAACATTTCTAGGGGAAGACGCTGAAAATGAACCTGGAGGCCGCTTGGGCCAAGTTGTGATTGAAGTTTATCTTCTAGGCTCCCAATCTTCTTATTAAATTCTTCGAGAGGTTTCTCCAGTCCCTGGAGTGAAGCATTTACTATATTCCTTACAGCGTCTGGTGCTAACACACTAAACATATATAACCAGAAGCCAATAAATGCGGATTTAGTTCCTTTAAAAACTTCCTTACTAAGAGAAGCCCTTACTTGTGGAGACATTAGTTCAAATGTATTATTAAGTAGTTTTCCTATAATACCAATCATCATAGGCGTTGAACCAAAAACACCAACCCCTGTAAGGACAGCATTTTTCCAACTTCCATTAGCAAGATCTGCCATCGCAAGAACAAGTGAGTTTATTTTGCGTAAAAAATCACTGCGAAATGGACCGAATGTTACCATAAGGCGAAGAAGTTCTAAGAAAATCATAATGCCAGGAACAATTGACCTTGCAGGGATTGGAATTGGTGGGAGGGGTCCAGGAAGAGGAATTCGCGGATCTACCTTCATTTCATTAATAAGACGAAATGGTCCAAGAGTTTTTGCAAGCATTCGGTTTTTCTCATCAAGTTCTTCAATATAACTTGTCACTTTATTATATGCTCGATCAATACTGATATCATCAGGATTTATTGTGCCAAAAGGATTATCATATTGGAGAAAATCTTTCGATCCGGTGCCAGGATTCAGACCACTAGCGCCTCCTTGTTGCTCTGCCGCTGCTGCTGCTGCTTCTGTATCTTGCAGAATAACCGGATCTAAAAAAGGAGAGATGCCCTTAAAGGATGCTTCTATTTGCTGCTGTTCTTCAGATGAATAAATTTGCGCTCCTCTTGTATCTACTAAGTTCCGCGACCAGTTAGGAGCGCCTCCATGTTGTCTATATGTTAAAAGTACAGTTCCTATTCCATTATAGGCATCATATAATGATTTCTGACTTCCTTCATTTAAAAATGACTGTTTTGTATTTTTAATAAGGTTATCTACCTGGATCTGACTAATAGACCCCATCTCTAAGAAGAGCAGAGAAGACAACCATCGCCATTCTCCGCCGCGCAACGAGCCTCTTCTGCCTCCTTTGCGAGTCGATCTACTAGTTCACGTCGTTCACGCTTCTTCTTCTCTTCAGGTGTTTCTTTACTAGTAGTTACTGTCGGAGCGACCTGTGAGAGCAATTTAGGATCAACTGTGAACTTCTGTGCCATTACAGGTGCCTTTGTACGCAAATAGTAGCAGCCAGTCTTGAGACCCTTCTTCCACGCATAGATATGCATTGATGATAACTTAGAGTAGGTTGGCTCTGCTACAAATAGATTGAGGCTCTGGCTCTGACAGATAAATGCTCCGCGTGCGGCAGCCATATCAATTAGTGTGCGCATTTTAATCTCCCATGTTGTCTTATAGAGCGACTTAATACTCTCAGGAATTTCGTCAATATCTTGAATAGAACCGTTATTTCCAATAAGTTGCTGCTTGAGGTCCTCATTCCAGAGATTAAGAGCGATAAGGTCTGCAAGTAGATATTTATTAATAACTGGGAACTCCCCTGCAAGGGTGCGACGTGCGTAAATATTGCTTGTAAAGGGTTCAAAACACTCATTATAACCGAGAATTTGGCTTGTAGATGCAGTTGGCATTGGTGCAACTAGGAGAGAATTTCGCAGACCGTGCTTAGCGATCTTTGTACGAAGTTCAGCCCAAGGCAATGAGCCATCAGTATCTGTCAGAGGCTTGATGCTCCACATGTCAGGTTGTAGAATACCCTTACTCACAGGTGATCCAGCGAATGTCTGATATGGGCCATCGCGCTGAGCAGCTTCAGCAGATGCCTCTGCTGCAGCAAAGTAGAGATGTTCGAAGATACGCTGATTTAGATTTGCTGCTTCTGGGGTCTCCCAAGGAAGTTTTAGAAGGGCAAACACATCCGCAAGACCCTGTACACCAAGCCCAATAGGGCGATGTTTCATATTAGAACGCTCTGTCTCAGGAGTTGGATAGTAATTAATATCAATTACACGATTTAGATTTGTAGTGGCAATCTTTACTACTCGGCGAAACTCGTCGAAATCAAATTGGCGCTCTGAAAATGTAATGCCATCTACATGAGTTACTTGCTCTTCCCTTACAAATGCTGGTAGACCAATAGATGCCAGATTACAAACAGCCTGCTCATCTGCGCTAGAATATTCTAGAATTTCAGTACAGAGGTTTGATGATTTAATTGTTCCGAGATTCTTCTGGTTGGACTTGGAGTTTGCTGCATCTTTATAGAGTAGATAAGGTGTGCCAGTTTCCATCTGAGTATCTAGAATCTGGAACCAGAGTTTCTGCGCGGATACAGTCTTGCGCGCCCGTCCTTCACGCTCATAACGCTCGTATAGGGCGCGGAACTCATCTCCATATACATCTGCGAGGCCAGGTGCCTCATTAGGACAGAAGAGTGACCATTCACCGCCGGCTTCTACACGCTCCATGAAGAGATCTGAAATCCAGAGAGCATAGAATAGATCACGTGCTCTCTCCTCCTCAGAACCAGTATTGAGTTTTAAACGAAGGAAATCCTCTACATCTGCGTGCCAAGGCTCCAAGTAGATTGCAAAGGATCCATTGCGCTTACCGCCGCCATTGTGCGCAATCCCTAGATGTGCTACAGTGTAGTCATGTGGTCCAGCAATTTCAAAATCATGAACTGTACCTGAATAAGTCTCCTCATCAATACTCTCAATGCGAGAATATACATTATTATTGTGTTTTAGATATGATACGAACTCTCCTGTAGGGGCATTTGGGAAGAATTTCATTAGTTCAGCAATGCGAGGAATTCTGAGAACTTTTGTTGTCTTTCGTGTAGTAATATTCTTATATGAACTCACATTTCCAATACGATCTCTATCATATCCTGATCCTAGAGAACCGAGTCGCAATAGCATATAACGAAGCCCCTCAATTACATTATCAGCAGACATTTCTACAGTAACTTCCTTTGTTCCAACACATCCATCTGTTTCAATTACACCACGAAGAATTTGAGAAATCTTGTTTAGTGGCAAATGGAGCATAGCAGTATCAATATGCTTTTCCTTGTTTGAATCATAGAGTTGAGAACGAGTAAACTTGAATCCAGGATTATTTGGCGACCAACGAATCCGAATATTTAGTTCTTCGCGCTCTTCAATATGAATTGTTACACCCCTTTTATTGAAGTATTCCTGTACAAAGTCTGAAGTCTCTTTCTTATTTTCGGAGTGAAGCGATACATATGCTGTCGCATCTGAAATATGTCCATCTCCTAGAAGAATTCCGTATAAGCGGCAGTCCTCTTCACTCAAAGTTGGAATATCTACTGTATATTTTGGAATAGAGTATACAACAAAATCCCCTACAGAGAGTTCATTTGCATCTACAAATTCAGGAGATGCTAATTCTTTCTCAAGGCGATTCCGAATAACATCGAAGTTTAGCCCCTTTGCCTGCCCCTTTAGAGCGAAGACTTGATGTTCAGGAGTAACACGAATTGATGAGATCGCATTCTTAACTTGAATTTTTCGCATTAAACCATTATAATCATGACGAATTGGTTGATTTACTGCATAATAGTCACCAGTGCTTGTTAGCACTTCATCTGAAATACTAACATCTTCAATAGGCTTTACTCCATTCTTTGTATAAATGAGAGTATCAGGTGTAAAGCACTGGTCAACATAGCGCGCAGTATTATTAAATACACGAAGCATTGGAATTAGACCATTACTTGTACCATTCGTGCCGCGAATGACAGATCCACGTGCACGAACATTGTGAACGTGGAGACCGATTCCACCTGCATGCTTTGAGATAGCAGCACAATCGCCAAGTGTTTTATAAATTCCAGAAATACTATCATCTGCCATTGCAAGGAGGAAACATGATGACAACTGCTGTCTGGGAGTGCCAGCATTGAATAGTGTTGGAGTAGCATGCGTAAACTTCTTTGTACTCATAAGGTCATATGTCTCAAATGCACGCTTCAAGTCAGTTGACCCCCACAGAGCAAGTGATACGCGCATCCACATATGTTGAGGGCGCTCTAGAACATTCTTACTTGAGTCGCGAAGCAAGTACGACTTCTCAAGAGTTTTGAATCCGAAATAGTCAAACAGATAGTCGCGATCGTGAGAAATATAAGCATCAATTTCGGCTCCATGTGTATGAACAATATCCAGAATCTCTTGGGAAATATATGATACTGGCTCACCAGTTTGAGGCATTTTCTGTGAAGCAAGTGCGTCCATAACCTTTGTAAATGATGCTTCTGTGTTCTTTTGATGATTGCTTACTGCAATTCGAGCAGCAAGCGTTCCATAATCTAAATGAAGTGTGCTCAAACTTACTGCTAATTGACATGCTAGGTCATCAAGTTGTGATGTACGAACCCCATCAAAGATCTGATCAATGACACGTTGAGCAATTGCCGTTGCGTTTACATTGAGTGCTACTGGCTGCGCACACGCCTTACGAATCCGTTCAAGCACTTTATCGAATGAAACATCCTCTTTACGACCATCGCGCTTAACCACCTGCATGCTGTTATGGAATGCCATCTTTCTATGAGAGCCCATTCCGCAAGAAAAGGGTTGTCAATTTTTAGATTTGATTTAAAAAAGCGTCCCCTTACAGATGAGTGCTTTATCAACAGCAATAACTGCTACGATACTACTTTTAGTAGCACTAGTCGTAAATGTTCTATTCATTAATAAAGAGGGTTTCTTAGATCTTATACCTGCAGATGTTAATACAAATATGCGAGCCCCTTACGCACTTCTGGAGCAGCCACTGAAGCCATTTCCTCAAGTAGCCGCGGGCCCTACGAGCGAACAGTGTTATAAAGTAGACTATCAAACATCACTCTCACTTCAACCAAGTTTCCGTCAAATGACAAATAACTATAAACATAAAAATGGAGAATCGTGTTCAGCGCCAAATCATGATCTTATTCTAGGAATCTACCAGTAAGTTTTCTAGAATAAATGAGTAAGATCTCTTATTTTGCCTTACTACAGGTACATTATCATCCTTAATTAAACAACCATTTGTCTTTGTTTTTCTGGCTTCAGGGAGATCAAATGTACCTGTCTTCGCCTTCTCAACATCCTCCCAAAATGCTTTAATAACGGGCTTCATAGATCCGAACCAGACATCCGAACGAACAACTGGTACTAAATTATAACTTATTAGATCCCATGGAATGATCTCCAAGAGTGTTTCACCTTCTTCGAGAACAAGTTTATCTGGTCCAACCATCATTTCATTTACATTGCTGTAAATATAACGAACTGGTTGTGGATCATCAAATGGCGGCTGTATACGACCAATAGAATATACATAACCAGACATTCGTGCAGGGCCTTCACATACTGGAATACAGCCTCTTGTAGGGGACCTGAGTACTATTTCAAAATAGTCGCAAATATCTACATCTGCTACTTCCATTTGAATTTGCATTTGATACCAGTAATTTTTTGGAATATCGCCATCTTCAATTACACGAGAGATAGGGGCTTTGAACTCAACGAGACGCCCGAGCCTGTCAGTTGTAGCACACTCTTCAACAATTCCATCTGGAGATGCTGCAAGTTTAAGTTCAGGATTTGAATGAACAAGACGACCAATCTCTCGTACTTTTGTTTGAGTAATATATTCATAAACCATTTTTGCCACTGGTTCAAAACGAATACCCCAGTCGAATGGATTTGATTCATGCGTCCACGCAGCAAAACGCCTTGAATGTTGTTGTTCTTCTTTTTGAACCTTTGATAATACAAGTTTTCCACGTCCTCTCTTAGCACCAAGTAGATCGGCAAATTGACTTGCTGTTAGAAATTCTAATGCATGTTTATACCATTCATCTGACCGTTGTTCGATTTGATGTGCTATAGCAAGAGATGCAAGGCGCTTCTTTCTATGTTCGAGATCTTTATAGGCGCGTTTCATTGCAACTCTCTCATAAAATGAAGGAATAGATTCTAGAAATAGATCTTTGATTGATAGAATATCTTGATCTTCAATTTCTTCAAATAAACTTTCGATTATTTCTTTCCATACACTTGTGGAGAAAGATTCGGTTGGTTTAATATCAGAATTTGTTTCAATATAGGTGCCCACATCTTGAAACATATTCTTTTTACTAATATCTAGATATATATGATTATCAATTTTACTGTGATGGGTCAGGCTGTGGAGATGTTGTTCGTGACTTGCGGAAAGTAATACTCGCAGTTTTCTTCTCAATAAGTTGAAATAGATTTCTACCCTCCGCGTTCTTGTGCATAACAAGTCCCTTAATCTCTAAAATACGCTCCTTATCCATATCATAATTAACATTTGTTTTACTATTTAACAACTTCTTATCTAAACTCTTTGTAAGGAGTGTATGAAGATCCTTAGTATCTATATCACTTAAATTAAGACGAGTCTTCTCCTCTTCAACGAATAAATTAATACGATTTAAACGGATTCCTCTCTCCAGGCGATGCCATGGCCGTCTGAAGGCTTCATTTACACCTTGATTAAGAAAACTCTCTAATACATCTGAAGTCGGACCTTTCCATCCTATTGGAGTAGTTAATATATTTCCACTTATATCCACCTGCTTCTTGAGGGTTCTATTTTTCCATGTATTTTGCATGGAATAGTATTATATATTAATAACGTTCCAAATCTTTAGGGCGTCGTCAAAATAAACCGATAGATCTTTGGGATATTTCCATTCATCTAGAAAGTTTGTATTGTCCTTTGTAACATCTATAATATAGTAGAATGTTCTCCAAATAAGACCCTCTTCAAAAGATGGTGCTTCATGGTGAAAATAGAAATCACTCAGGCGTGTTTTCTTAGAATCAACAGGAATAAATAAAATATCATTTTTTTTCACCCAAGTGCTTCTAGGAAATGTATAAATATCATTTGCCTCCATATATGCCTTTTCTACATCTGAGAGAGATGCTTCCATCTCCTCCCATATAGTCTCTCCTCTTTCAAGTAAAAATGCTATTCTTACTACTTTAAGATTATGGCCAAGAAGAGAAATCTCATATGGGTTTGAAACTAAAAAAGGTAAAACTCGCATCATCCTTTATAATAAAATAAAGAAATGGTTTAGCCCTGAAATGACGACTCCCGTTTGGCCAATGGTGCCAGATACACAATTAATGCCCCCTCCGGCCTTCAGTCTTCGTGCTAGAAGAGAAATTCCTACATATGATGCTACAAATGCTCGAGCCTATGAATATTGGAGAACAGATACACCATCCCTTACAATGGATAGGCCGCAACCTGGAAAGACTCCACGTCATATGGATATGAATCCTGAAGCAAGTCGAATAAACTTCAAAAATTATTTACAGGCGCAGCCATATGTTGCGGATACTAGCGGCGGCACTGGAGAGAATCCTTATTTTACAAAATATGATATAACACAAGACCCACGGAATGTGATTCGTGAATTACGTTCAGCTGTTTCTGAAGATAAATCGGATAGAGGGCTCCGTGAATCGAAAGATCTTCTTTCTCGGAGTTTTGTGAATCGATGGATTCCACCGAGCGTTATAGAGGATAAGTCTCTTAATACACTTTCAGCATATGAGAAGGTTATGCGACCAACTGTTAACGATATGAAAAAGAGTTTTCGCGACTGATATCGGATGATTCAATCACTAATCAAATGTAAGGTGAATTTCTACATCATTCTTGTGCATCTGCTTCGCAGCAGGAGTAGTTGTCTTTGAAATTCTTTTTCGCTGAGAGCCAGAATCTGTGCTCGAAAGTGTACTACGAATCTTTCGCTCTTCTTTAAGACATATGTTCATATCCTTCTCTATAACCTCTTGATTCACTCTAATGTATTCCAGAACACCTTTTTCAATTGCCCAACGAAAGAAATTTAGTTTCCCTACAGTTGTAATAAATGATGTCTTATTTCCAATCTGAAACATAATTCTCTCTCGTCTACAAAAGGGATCAAACATCTTCTTTGAATATGCTTTCAACTGACTCTTATAGTTATTATATACAAGAAACTCTTGATTATTTACTAAATATCCTGTATTATTCTTTCTGGCATAATTTGTAACAAACCAGTCAATTAAGCGAAGACTCATGATGCCATCTCCTTCAAGAAGCTGAATAATCTCGTCAACATTTTGACAAGTATTATAAAACTTCTGCAGAGAAAGAACGAGAAGTTCCTGACGACATGGAATCTTCTTCTTTCTTGTTTGGGGGTCAGGGCCGGCGAGGACAAGTGTAGTGTCCATTTTCTAAAGTGAATAATGTAGCCAGTGTTTTAGATAGGGTTATGCAGCCTCCACCAGGATATAACCCTAATATAAGTAATCTTCCGGATCCTGGCGCAAATGCTGTTAATATTAAACCAATGATGGGCGGTGGTGGTGGTGTTAATACTGATAAAACAACAGTTACAATACTAGGAGAACCCTATAGAATTCGTAAGAGTGTATCTGCTCCCTTAGAGGATGAGGAAGTGCGGCTTCTAGAAGCCTTTCACGTTGAGGAAAAAGATATCCCCTCCGATATTTTATTTAGTTTTTTCCATGCCCTTACAGAATATAATTGTGAAAAGGAACAAGGTGTTCTATTAAATCCGAAATGTGAACCAGTTCGCGCGATACTTCGTTCAGTACTTATGAAAAAAGCGCTGAATGAAATTGATTTGATTCGAAAAGATGAGAAGTTGGGACCTCTTATGAACTTATTGAATGAGGATATATTGCGTCGAAGAAATAAGTTTAATCTAGCAGCGGAGGTTGCAAATATGGGACCTCTTGTAAAGTTATTGAATGAGGATACATTGCGTCGAAGAAATAAGTTTAGTCTAGCAATAGAGGTTGCGGCCTCGGCTCCTCCAGGAGAAAGTGTTCTTGATGAAATTCTTGGGGGAATTGTACGTGAACGCTACAAGATCTCAACTGGAGGAAATGGTCCTATCGGTAATACATATTGATTTATAAGTTCTATTTCCAGTTTGTCTATTAAATAGCAGTACTGCTTTTATTGAGCCCCTTTTCTAACAGCAAGATCTGTAAGAAATAATACAAAGATGCCACTCATAATAAAGAGTAGCACCTCTGTTTGGGCAGAACTAGGGTCACCTGCTCGATTTGTTTCAAGTTCATCAAGTCTCGCAAAAATCTTATCTAGTTTACTATGAATACCACTCTGTAGATTACTATTGTCATTGCCACTGCTGTCATTACCGCTGCGACTATCCTCATATAAAGGTGGTGGTAATGCTTCAAAAAATGCTGTTCTAGCACCTGTAGGGCTCAATGGTTTCCAAACATCCCTTACAGATGGTGTTGGAAGAGATGCTGTAGCTCCAGCCCCTGAAAGTGTTCCTACTTGATGAAAGGCATCCTGAAAATCAGGCTGTAGCCTATACTCCTTAGCATCACCAATTACATGTGTAAAAGAAGCAAAATTCTCAGCAGGATCTTTTCCAAAGAAGGAGGGTGTTCCTACTTGTGATGAAACTTCATTATTTCCTTGAACTTTCATATGTGAGTTTTTATTGGTATTGGTATTGGTCCGCTCTTCGAATGCTTCTAGTGTTCCTACATCAGCTTCAGTTGGAGCATGTTCGCGAAGTCCAGTAGAAGAATTCATTGCCGGTAAGGGTTTCTGTTTCACAACAGCAGGGCGGTCAGGATCAGGGAGATACTCGCCTTGTGGTTCAACAAATGCGAGAGCGGGTCCTTTACATCTTTTGGCCTTCCTCCTTTCTTGTCTCTTTGCTTCTTGATTTGCTTCACCAAAAGCATATTCTAATGAACAATATTCCATATCGGCAATGAGCCAACACTCTATTCTTATATAGGATACTTAATAGAATGAGTGCCCTCGCACAAGCAACTAGTGGCGGCGCAGCCGTGGCTAGTAGTGCCCCCCAGCCACACTTAAGTAAAACAAATATCAATTATATTGTGCTATTATTTACAGTTGTAGCTATTGCTTTTGTTCAGAATATTCCGATAGAAGTGCGTAGATGGTTTAATACATTTATTGGAAGCACTGTTGGCATGGGTATCATAGCTGGAGCATATTATTACTTCAATTGGACAACTGCTCTTATGTTAGCACTCCTACTAGTTCTCATAATGAATACAAATATTTTGAGTACTGAAGAAGGGTTTGAGCCAGGTTTAGATACTCGTTTCATTTCAAATCGGAAAAAGTGGTATGTTGAGCAAGTTCTTGGTGAAAATCCATTTATGATTGAGGAGGATACTGTTAAGACTATCGCTGTCCAGGATGATAATTCTGGCATGTCGCGAGGAAGTATTCAGTCCGGTTCCAATTTATAACTCTAAAACAGAGTGGCTATGGTATCTAAATTAGATGCTTTTTTGCGTATATTGTTTGTAATAGTACTTTTTATATGGGCTCTACTTTACGGCTCAGCATTTGAAACACCATATTCTAAAGTACTTGTTGAACTCCATGCTCTCCCTTGGTGGAGGTTTATAGTTAGTTTGCTGGTTCTTTTTGCCGCTTTGTGGTGTCCTCGTGTTGGACTCATGGCTGCTCTTGGAGTATTCTTCTATTTTTCTGATCTAGAGAAACTTACAACGCCCTTTGTAAACCTTTCCACTTAGTAGAGTTTGGATGAACGTTAGTTCACTAGCGGCATCCTCTATTGGCCCATCTCCGATAGAGGCATTCGCCAATGTTTTCAATAGCAATCCATATTTTATTGGTCTAATGATGTTACTTCTTAACTTGGGTGGCCGTTTCATTACCCTTGAAGTTACAAAAGAACAAGAGAAGTTTTTCCAGAATCCGTGGGTTCGTCGCTTCCTAATTTTCACAGTTCTTTTTGTAGCAACACGTAATCTTGTGGTTGCGGGTATAATGACTCTTGTAATAGTTCTTTTTCTCGGTTATCTATTTAATGAGAATAGTTCCCTTTGCCTGTTTGGGAAAACAGGAAACGCATCAGCAAGTTGTGGAAAAGATGGTCAACAGAAAAAAGAAACCCTTACAGTGGAGGAAATGGAAATTTTGAGCAGATTGAGCGCAAAGGCTCAGAAGTTTGCTCAGGCAGATGTAAAAAAAGATGGTGATTCTGATAAAGATCAAGAACTCATTACGAAGGTATATGGTATAAATCTCGGCTTAATTCAGAAAGCGTAAATAATTATAAATATTTGACTCTAAACATAATAGTTCATAGAATGAAGTATTATGTTTTTATAATTTCAAGTCGCAATGATCCGCTCTATGAACAATTTGATAATATGCGGCGGAAACAAATGAAGGCTCTTGGTGTTCAGTATAAATTCCTTCTAAATGGGGAACTTCCAGAAGGTTATTGCTTAGCAGATGATGAAGAACTTAGCCCAGATGCCTCTTTTACTCCTGGAATGTTCATGAAATTTTATAACGCATGTAAACTTCTAGATTCTGATTATGATTTTATTATTCGTGTAAATTCCTCAACATTCATAAATTTTTTCGGTATACCCTCTTTTTTAGCGCATCTTCCGAAAGAAAAGTGTAGAGCTGGATATCCTCTCACATTTTATCATGATAAACATAGGCTTTTCATAGCAGGTTACACGATGGTATTTAGTAAAGATGTTATAAATTATTTAGTTACAGATATGTCATTAGAACAATCAGTTATATATAATTCTCCAGATGATTGTAGTTTATCAGTTGTAACAGATGAATATTGTCAGCATCTAATATGGAACTTGGCAAATTATTTAGAATTTTTTCAAGAAGATAAACTTGATTTTACGTGTATAAAACAAAATACACTATTCTTTAGAGTTAAAAATAGTGATAGAATAATAAATGATTTATTTGTCTGGCAAACATTACATGATATAATATATCAATCATTCATTAACTGATTAGATTGAAGGATCTTATACATTCAACATAATTGTCTGTTCAACAGGCACCTTTGTGCGACGACCGCCGCTACGACCTCCTCTAGGAGCCCCAGTTCTGCCAGTAGCAACTGAGCCCATATCATCCTGGCTCTGAATTTCACTCGCCGCTACCATTGCTGGCCTGTTATCAGGATTTGGATTTGGAGGGGTGAACATTGTAGGGCTCTCCTGCGCCTGGCGAACTTCCTCAAACGTCTTTAGAATATCATCTACACCAGTTGGTCCCTTCATTTCTCGGCGACGTACTGGGGGTGGCTGCGCAGAAGCAGCTGACATTGTAACATTTGCCATAGGAGATCCGAAGAATGCACCGGTACCTGGCCCAGGATCTGCTACATTCGGATCATACTGTTGCTGCTGTTGCTGTTGCGGCATACCCATAGCAGAACCCATAAACTTGCCAAAGCCAGGTCCAGCCTGCTGCGCCGCTGCGGCTGCGAACTGGCGTGCTAATTCAGGATTCTGGCGGAAAATATCATCAGCGGATGAGGCAGACATTTTACTCTTGAAGAATGAATTGCTAACATGAAACATGAAACCTGAACCAGCCATAGTAAAAAGCAGGCGTGCTTCAGGTGGCATCTTGCCACGCTCCTTATACTTATCATATAACTCCTCAAAAATATCATCATAATCCTCCATATTTTCATGAACTGACTCTGACCAGCCATCCAGTTTCAGATCAAATGGATCAAACTTATTATTCATCCATTCTAGACCAGTTACGAAACCCATCATCATATTTCGCTGGAATTTCACGGATGTTTCAAGATTACGTGCATCCACAAGACGAAAGAACTCTCCTTTAATCTCGTCTAGAGTATTATCAAGAGTATAGCGGCGTGATACAGGAAATCCCTTCTTCTCGAGGCGCGCAAGCTTATTAATATATTCAGTCTTTTCCTTATTCTCTGCTTCAACATCGCGAGGGGCTTGGACGGGTGTAAGATTTACAGATAGCCCAGTAGAACTCTGTGAGTTTCCGAATATATGGTCAGATGGCGCTGATGTAACATTCACAGCCGGCATAGAAAATCCAGAACTAGCATCAGGAATATTCATACGAATAGGCTCTAGAGGATCAATATTCGTGATATCTACCTCTGACATACCAACCCCCTGTGGCTGTACATTTATAACTGTATTTGACTGGGACTGAGACTGTTGACCGCTACTGCCACCCATCATTCTTGGATTTGCTAAAAGACCAAAATCATCACCTCCTAAATCACTAATTTCAATTACATTACCAAGGTCGTGCTGAACATTTATGTCGGGTAGAGAAGTTGCAAGAGCCTCCATGTCTCGAATCGTAACTCCTCCAGACATTCCTATCTCTTTTGTATTTCGTAGCTTTTAAGAGCGTTTTAGCGCGCTAGCGCATCGACCGCCATACAAAATGCATCCGCCATGTCGTCCTTTTTTGTAACAGTATTGTATTTATTAAATAAATTCTTCGGATCAAGAACTTTTGATGCGAGAGTTTTAACACGTTCCTTTGAACCCTTCTTTCGTTCATCATAGCCAGTATCGCCAACAGTTGCCCCCTTCACCTTCATTGAAGCATGTACAAGTCGTAGCGGAGGCGGTACAGGTTGAAGCATATCTCGAATTGTAGCAAAAAGTAGCATCTGAACAGACTTCATTTGTGGATTCTTAAAAGCAGGCTGATTCTCAAGACATATTTCGGCTGCTTCCTTCCAGGCTACCGCATTCGCTCCTACAAACTTTCTTATACAATCATGAAGATAACAAAGATTTACTTGCGCAACCTTCGTTTTTTTAATAACCTGTAAGGGAAGAGCATAGTATTTTCTAAGAGCATCAATTAGTTCTTGTTTCTGCAAGGATTTCTTAATAGTCGGTTCTTTTTGTAATAGAATTTCCCTTAACACTGTTACACTAGGAAACTTTGTAAGTATATTTCCGGATAGATCCTGGAAAGGTGTCTTAACACAGTGGCGCTTACAAGACCCTCCTTCGTATGTTGCCTTTGATTTACATCCGAAACAACTTTTTGCTGGAGTAGAATCTAGTTCTGTTGCTAAAAGATTTACATTATCCCAGCCAATGAGTTCGTACTGTTTTGTAGTAGTATTAAGTGCTAACTGACAAAATGCGAGATTCTTAATACCAATATCAAAACAGACTACAGAATTTGTAGTCATTTCTTAATATATTAGGATATAACTTTAAACAACCTATAGTAGATGGAATTTGCTATTGCGAGTGATAGTAGTACCCCTAAAAATCAGGAAGTTGTTTCGCCAGGATCTTCAAAGAAAGATAAACCCGAGCCAAAGAAAGATAAACCAGAGCCAAAGAAATTTCATAATGGTTGGACAAAGGAACTTGAGGATCTAATAGCAGATTGGGGAGATAAAGCACTTGTATATCATTGGTTACATGAAACAACAGCAAGTCTCTTTAAAAGATATGATCAATCATTGATAATTCCAGTTATTATAATGAGCACCCTTACAGGGACTGCGAATTTTGGCATGGGGAGTTTCTTTGGAGATGACACTCAGAGTCAAAGATATGCTCAACTTGGTGTAGGTGGCGTTTCAATTATTGCAGGGATACTAACAACTCTTTCAAATTATTATAGTTATTCAAAGTGCGCAGAAACACATAGAACATCCGCTGTTTCGTGGGGCAAATTCAATCGTTTAATAAGTATTGAACTTCGTCTTCATCCTGATGAACGTATTGACTCAAAATCATTTCTAAAAATGTTCCGTATTGAGTTAGATAGACTTATTGAACAGGCACCGACAATTCCTGATTCTGTTATTGAGAAATTCAAGATTTTATTCGAAGATTCGAATGTAAGTCTTCCTGATATTCTTGGTACAATGGAGCACACGAAAGTTTTTACAGACTCAAACAGTAGACTGAAAAAACTGGCGGTTGAAGCCACAATGATGATTCATCAGAAGAAAGGTGTTCTGAAGCAAATTGTATTAAATGATTTAGATGATCATATTCAAAGAATTATTGATAAAAAAGACGTAGCCTCTTCAACGAAGAAGGATATGTTTCCAGTAAATGAAATTGTAGTTAAAGTTTAACCTCGGAGAGAATTTCGCCCGCCCTCAAAATGCCTTGTAACGCCTTGTACTGAATTTGGCGCTGATGGTTTATAAGCGAAATCAAATGTACCAAACAGAGGTGGTGCTTTATCTGCTCTTTCTATTCCTGTAGGGGTCTGTGAAGAAAGATTATTAGAAGGATAGTATTCACATTTTGCTGTATCGCATTTTACAACTGCCACTGGAGGAGGTACAGTATCTGCTGAGGCAAATGCTGCTCCAGTCGCTTTTGCCTGCCGTTCGCGTGATAATTTGATAATGCTTTCAGCATTATGCTGAAACCATTGCCTAGTTGCGAATTGTTGACCAGTAGGTATATTCTTTTCACATTTAGGCCTGTAGTCTGTAAATATATTTGCGTCCTGTGTAATAGCAGCATATCCGGGATAGCGAGCATTTAGTGAAGACGCAGGCTGTGTAAACTGTTTTTCAGTCGCTACATTATTCTGACTTTTACTATAATAATTTGGATGTGAGCGTAATATAAACATAGCAGCATCATAACGTTTCTTCTGCTCTTCAGATGACATCCTCTCTAATAACCCATAAGTATAATATCGGGACACTATGCTGAAACCTCTATAGGAGCAGCACTCTCCATAAAAGAGTTAAGTATTACTGAAGTAGATGTAGTCTCATTCATACTCTCATCAGACTTTCTTAACTGTTCAATTAACTCTTTTCTTCTCAATGAACTAAGACCGGAGATGTTTCTATTTCGGGCCTCGGCCTGTAATTCCTTAATGTTCATCGCCTCGTAATTAGCACTGAGCTTCTGTCCTGTAGTTGGAGCCAATGGCTCTGTGAGATTAGGAAGTGTGTCTGCGATAACCGGCTCTGTGCTGATAGGAGCATCGTGGAGATTATTCTGTTTATCCTCCTCCTGTTCCTGCTCCTGCTCCTGTTGCTGCGACTGTGATAGTTCAAAATGTTGATGTTCCTCAGATGGTACAAACCAGGATTCTGAAGCAGTCTTCAGATCTAGTAAAATATTCTCCATAACATTAACACGCTTCTCACTGTATAACAATCTGCTGTAAAGGTAGTAACATAGAGCGCCGAATACTAATACTATCACGGACCCAATGATAATGGAATCGTTCATCTAGAAGACATCAATCAGTTTTTTTTATATTTTGTCCGCAGCTAAATCACTACTAATCCCTTCTCTCGTAGAACCTCATTTACTGAACTTACCTTACAGATGCCAGTTTGAAGTATATAGCTATACCAAATATCACTATTATCCCCATCTTCTTCAGCATACGCACATAATTTCTGAACCTCTGTAGGGGATGTTTCTACAATACTATATACATGCGTACTAACACAACTGAGAATATTCTTCTTTTTCCATAACTTTTCGAGAAAAATTCTCGCAGATTTTTCTCCATCAGGTGGATTTGTAGAATGGAAAATCTCGTCAATAAGAACAAGACCGCGGCCTCTATTACGCTTAAGAATAGAAGTAGCTATTTCAATCTCTCTCTCAAATAGAGATGATGTCCCAGGTCGATCTTCTACGCGCAATGAACTTATGATCCAATCAAATAATTTTCCCTTATAGGATGTTGCTGGAGTAACACCGTATGTTTGGGCCCAGAGGACACACTGGAGAATAGCACGAAGATTAGAACTCTTGCCCCCTCTGTTTGGGCCAGTAAGAAGACTGTGATTTGATGTAGATGTGAAACTAACAGAGCTTTTTTTAGCAATGGTTGGAGATATCATTATATCATGAAATCCAGTTATTTCTAGAGTTATTTGACTTATTTGACTAGTTAATAAAGGACGGTTAAATCGTGTATCCTTTGCCAATCGATATAATACCTCTGCGTCTCCAATAATCTGTCCTAAATACACTGTTGTCCATCGCATATCCTTATCTTGAGCAAAATTCACATATCCTGATGAGGATAACTCTCCAGGGATTATTGGACAATTAATTCCTGCATCTTGAAATATAGAGAAAACCCCCTGCAGAGATTTGTAGCAGAGATTAATAGAGTTTGCTCGTTGAATTACAAGGGTATCTAGTTTTTTCACAGCGATTGCTGTAAAAAATGGTTGAACTATTGATTGTGACATACTTAGCACAAAATATAGGACCTTTGTTATTGAGTTTATTGTAAGTTTTCTTTCTCCTATAAACATATTTAGTGCCATTTCTTGATATTGGCTCCAAGGAAGTTTAATATTATATACATATTTTAACATGAAAAATGGTAGAATAAAAATGAGAAAGGGTGTAGCAATAGCAAGAACTGGGGCAAGATATACTTTTAGAAAGACAAGGATTGCTACAATTCCAGGAATATGATTTAAGTGTTCGCCAAATCCATCTTTTTCAAAGAAAATCTGTTCAGATGTTTTATCTTTCCATTCAGAAGTATCTGAATTAAATATATATTCATTCTCTTTTATTGTTTGAAAGTGACTTGTAAGAGTTTCATCTAAGTGAGGTGTATCTGCCAATACTCTTCGGAGTAAGAGAATATTATCAGCCCTTCTTTTTAAGGTTTTCTCATCAGTTGACCATAAAGTTAGACCTTTTGCTAGTGCAGTTTCCCCTACATGTGTTATGATTGTTGGGATAGAAGAACCCTGTGATTCCTTAAGTACATGCTGAATATCGAATGTGAGGCCCATCTAAAAGATGGGGTTAACTGGTGTTAAAGGGAAATTACGTAATTATGTTAAGGATGAATCAAATAAAAAAAGTTGAGAAAGTTAGTATGTCCGGAGGGAACATAATTATCCCTCTCAAGATTACTGCTGTTTTAGCTCTGAAGAATGGGATGAATGCAAAAAGTATCCCTGATGAACTGTTACAAACTGTAAATTCCATCAAGGTAAAAATGAATCCTGATGAGTGGAAAAGTGTGACTCGATCAGTTCCATATTCATGGAGAAGTGGCGCGAAGATATCTGTGAATTCGCAACATCATCAATCACACCACTACCACCACCAACCACAGCCACAACAGCCGCAGCAGCAACAGCAGCAACAACAGCAACAACAGCAACAGCAGCCCACCGTTCCTTATCATCTTAAAAAATATGTTAGTAAGTTTAAAAACTGTGAGAATGATAAGGTTGAAGATAAAATTCTAAACACAATTATTAATGGAAAACTAAATAAATTTAGTCCATCAAATTACGACGAAATTAAACAGTTTCTTGAACAGATTCTTGATTCCGGTGAAACTGACTTTATTAAGGATTTTATGCTTCTAGTTTTTAAGAAAGCTGCGGCTGAGGAAATATACTGCCCCCATTATGCTAGACTTATAAGTGAACTTATAAAATCATATGATACACTTTCAAATGAGATGATCTCCCTGCAGGGGTCTTTCATGCAGATTTTTGAAGAGGTAGATGAAAGTGAAATTAAGGATTATTCATCTTTTCTTGAACGAAATCAACAGAAGATATATCGTCTTGGATACAGCCAGTTTCTAGCGGAGCTAGCACATAGAGAAGTTCTGAACTCGGATATGCTTATTGGGACCCTTACAATGTTAGTTAATCAGATTAAGACACATTCTAAAGATGATGATAAATCTAAACTTATTGAGGAGTACTGTGATTGTATTCTTCGCATGACAAAGATTTTTAAGAAGAATGGTGGCGAGTATCTAACTCAACTAAAAGTAATTGTGAATGATCAAATTACTCCTCTAATTAAGGATGTTATTAAGTATTCGGCATCTGATATGCCAAGTATTTCAAAGAAATCAAAGTTTGCCCTTATGGATGTAATTGATAACTTACAGGCTGCGTAAAATATTATATCCCGGTTAGTTAGAAGAAATGGTAAATACTCGTCGTCGCAGCAGCCGCCGCGCTTCAACACGTAAGAATAGTGGTCTAGTTTCTAAAGTATATAGCCCATTCCACCACGCCTTTATGGCTGGTGAGGAGGCTGTTGCTGCTGTTACAAATACGGCTCGTAATGTTATGAGCACTGGCATTCGCGGTGTTGATAAGATTGGTCGCAGCGTAACTGGTCACGCTGATGCCGCGGTTCGCAATGTATTCAGCCGCAAGCGCAGCGGTGGTGCTTCTCGTAAGGCCTCTCGTAAGAATCGTAAGGCCTCCCGTAAGAATCGCAAGGCCTCTCGCAAGAACCGAAAGAATCGCCGCAATTAAGTTTGTAGTATTTAATTAAAATTTAAAACAAATCTGTTTTAGCTTTAATTAAAAATTGATAACCTCAATACTCTGAAAAAATAATTAGAGAAATGGATAAAACCTCCAAGAAGACTAGAATGCCTGTTAAAAAGAATTACGATAACGAGCGTCGACGACGTAAAAGTCGTGGTGCTGATAATGATGATGATAGTGTGGACAGTCGCGGAAACATTAGAGATCTAATTGCTTATTCAAGTGAAGAGGAAGAAGAGATGAGCGATTATGTCACTGACACCTCGGATGAAGAATCAGTTCCAGAAAGGCGGAGACCCCCTCGTCGCACGGCAGCCAAGAAGGCCATGAAAAAAATTCGTGAAAGACTTCTGAAGGATTCAAGAAAGCCTGCGGATATTCCTAAGAAGCGAAATACTCTTGTAAAAAAACGCGAAGAAGATGATGATGATGGTGATGATGATGATGATGATGAGGAAGACGAAGATGAGGATAACGAGGACGAGGAGGGGGGTGATGAAGAAGAGGAGGATGAGGAGCAAGAACAGAATGATATGGAGTTAGATGAGGGTGAGGATGAGGATGATAATGAGAAAAATTTACAGATAAACAAGAAGAAAGCACCTGTCCCTACAGGTATTAGTATTAGTTTCGGTTCATTTGGCGGCGATGAAGGTATGTTTGAAAATAAGATGGTTCCTAAACGCCATAATATGAAGAAAGAACCAGAATCTGTAAAGAAGTTTGTAAAACTCATTTCTACCCCTCCAGAGGAGACAACAATTGACGATCAGATTGATCAGTTCAAGGAACTCCCTGAAACGCAACAGCGTAGTATGATTGAGAGCCTCGAACGTCGTCCAAAAGCGGATGCGGGCTCAAATGGTCAAAACATGATGTTTCGTATTTTGACCATGAAGGTCAAACCCGAAATTCAAAGTCTCATTCTCTCTAAATATAATTCCTTACAGATGCTGGATCCAACTAGCAGTGAATACTTCAAAATGCGCAATTGGGTAGAGAAAGCCACATCACTTCCTCTGGGGGAGTACAAAGAAATGCCCGTTAAATTGGATGATGGACAGGATCGATGCGGTACATTCATGGAGAAAGCCAAAGCATGTCTAGATGGTTCGATTTATGGTCAGTCAGAAGCAAAACTACAGATTCTCCAGTTTATCGCCTCTAAAGTTACAAATCCTGATTCTCGTGGTCTAAGTCTCCTCCTTGTTGGCCCAGCTGGTGTAGGAAAAACATCCCTCATTAAAAACGGAATCGCAAAAGCGCTTGAATGGCCTTTCCAATTCATTAGTCTTGGAGGCGATTCTGACGCATCAACATATACCGGTCATCAACCAGTCTATGAGGGAAGTCATTCAGGAAAGATTGTAAATAGTCTTGTTGCTGCTAAGAGCCTTTCAATGGTCCTCATGTTTGACGAAATTGATAAGATTTCTGCTACTCCTAAGGGCGAGGAAGTACAAAATCTCCTAATTCATCTTACAGACCCTGTACAGAATGATTATTTTGAGGACAAATATTTGAGTGGAATCCCAATTGACCTATCGAAAGCAATGTTCGTATTTAGTGCTAATGATATTAATAAATTAGACCGCGTTCTGCTTGATCGCTTTACTGTTATTCAGCTTGAAGGTTATAAATCACAAGAGAAGGTTGCAATCGCAGAAAAGTTCTTGTGGCCAGATACACTTAAAGAAGTCAATCTGGGCGAGAAGGTCGCAATGTCCAAAGATATTCTAGAATATATAATTGAAACATACTGTAAGGAAGAATCTGGTGTGCGTGAACTACGTCGCTGCTTAATCCAAATTGCGCAGAAAATTAATATGTTGCGTATGTATAATACAAAAGATCTACCATTTCATATTGTGGACTTTAGTCTACCTTTTGTACTCAAGAAAGATCATATCAAACTCTTCTTGAATAAGCGTGAGGAGAAGGATAAGCCACCCCAGGGAATGTATGTTTGAGTTTATCCCTTAGAGTTGTCGCTTAGAGCGCCTTGTTTTTTGTTTTCTTATTTTTCGTCTTCTTGTTTTTCGTCTTCTTGTGCCACCTATTAATGATTTTGCTAAATTTGTTACAATGCCTATTGTACCGTTTGCACTTACCATATACTCATAAAACTGCGGATGACCAACTGTAACAGTAAACGTATCACCTCCCGCTGGGTCCCATATAGTTTGGGCATCATCCCAACAGGCGGGTCTTTTAGATCCGATTGCTACAGCACCGAGTGCTCCCATATATCTAGAACCATCGGTACCTCTTACATATGAATAAATTTCGCGACATCTACAGAGTATCGGGACATCATCCACCTTTTCAGGTGCCTCAAAAAGCATTTGTCCAAACATAGATTTTACGTATTTCTTCTTGTAAGGCCCCCATATTTCGGAACCAAGTGGACCGGGTTTCTTTGTTGCTTCAGGATAATTTTCTGAATGAATTGAGTTTGTTGCAAAGCGGTATCCTGTTTTCCAATTTGCTACATATTTTCCTTTTGATTCTTTAGCATTAGGTGGCGCCATTTGAGTAGCATGAACTCCCCCCATATCACTTCTTAGGTATGGGATTATTTTGTTGATGTGCTGATGCTGGATGTGTTGATTCTATACCAAATAGAAGGGCATCTTGCCGTGCGCGCTCAGCCATCATAGCATCGAACTTCTTATTATTTTCGGATGCTAGGGAAGCATTAGATGGCTTATCACTAGAAGCGCAACCACTCGCCATATTGCGACGAAGTTTACAATAACTCATTCTGTAAGGAAAGGATATAATATACGCCCAATATTTGTAAAAAAGAAATGATCTCCAGGATTTTCTAGTCGAATATGAAATGGAAATCCAATAAGTTCATATTCAGTTTTATCTGGCACTGGTGAAATTATCTGTGTAGGTCGAACAATTTGTACAGGATAGATTATTGGTTTAAGATCATATAACTCTCTCTGAAGCCCAGTAAGTTCATCTATAAAACGCCAATCACTAATAACAAATTTGGTATGACCAGTTGTAAGACTCTGGCGAATCTGTTGAGCAATTACTTCTGCCCATGCAAAAGGGTTTTTAGTCCTCTCAGAATTAGCATAGTCAATTATTAGTTCCCTTACAGTGCGCATACCAGTGTCTGTTTGGATTTTAAGTTGTTTCCCATCCTGTGTATGTGTCCATCCAAATGGAAAATTATATTTTTCTGCTACTGCCACTTTCGGAGCATCTGCGAATGCGAACTTCTTGAGACCATATGTTTTACAGATGAAATCTGCTGCAGTATCCTTTCCTGAGCATGACCAACCTGAGAGAAGAAATATTGTCAGCTGCGAGTTCATTACTTGTTATATTATTCTATTTTTAGACCTTAATTATAATAATTTTGAAACTGGAAACTTTCCTAAATGCGAACCAGAATTTATATAATTATTTGGCAAATGATAAACAAAACAAACATCTGAAATATTTTTATTATTATCTTCAAGAGGAAATACAGAACCAGGTGAATTTAATACTCCTCTATATGCCATTTTAAATCCAGTAGCGGCACTTTCTCTAGACCATACAGGTTCTTCTGGTGCAGTAGGACCATTTGGAAAATAACCATGCTTCTTCCAATATATAGAATTCATAAATTGTACTAATTCATTACTATCGCATATCCAAAAAGCACAATAATGTTGATGATTCCATACAAATATAGTATTAAGGATATTAATGATAGGTGTACAAGGTACTAAAAGGTCTGTACAAAATAATTCATTTTTTTCATTTTTTTCAATTCGTATAAATCCAGGATTTAAATTATTCATTATTAATATATTCCTATATTGTAACCAATATTGAAATGCCTTATAAGGTATACCAATATCATCCTCTACATATAGAAATATATCATAATCATCTTTTTGAGTTTCCATTAATTCACGATGTTTCCAAGTAAGATTATGAGGATTTTCATTTGATAAATCATAAACTATAAAACTGATATGAATATGTCCTCTACAGTTTATATTATTTAGAATAATTTTCGCATCCTCAGTATTTGTATGGATAAAAATATCAAGTTGTTCAACTTCCCATTCATTAAAATAATCATTCAACATACTAACAACATACTTATATCGCGTATTCGCCATTTCTTTATCAGGATAATGATAATATGCTATATGAGCAGATATCTTCATTAGTGCTATAATTAATAATTTCTTTATATATTAAAGATAGATGGAGACATACCATTATATTCTAAAAAAGTTATACATGCTTGCTATGGTACTTCTTATAGTTGGTGGTGTTAACTGGGGTTTATTCGGTGCCTTCAAACTTGATCTAGTTGCGAAACT